GGGAATTGGAGCAAATGATGAAAGCTTTGACATATCAGTAGGTTTATTCCATCCAAAAGTTGAAGCAGCACCAGAAACAGCAGAAGCAACCCAATCAACTGTGCGAGCAGCAGATCCAAAAACAGGCATTTTACCAAGAGTACGAGCTGTAGTTGCAATAGAATTAGAGACTTCACTAATAGACTTGGAAGTTGTTGCAGATTCTTCACTACCAATTTGAGCACGAATTACAGAAGGAACAGTAGCAGCAGAAGAAGTGGGCATTGCAACATCAATATCTTCAAACCATGCATATACAGAATAAGAAGCACCACTACCTACGGGTACACTAGAAGTTCCAGTACCAATTAAATTTATGGGAACTACAAAACACTCACCCATACTTCCTTGCGTACTAACTAAATTATAATGAGATAAGGGAGCACAATATGGAATTTTAATTTCTGCAGGAGAATTAGAAGCTAAATCAATTTCAACACCAGGATAACCAGTAATATTAGGGAAAAATATATCAGTACCAGGAACAAAGGTAGTGCCTAAACTAGCCATAGCTTTTCTATTACAGGTAGAATCAAAGGGTGCAAAGAACATCCAATAACGTCCACTCATAAATGGGGTTGCATTAATCAATATTCGAACACACACATTTGCACGCAAATAAGCAAAATAATTCAATTTATCTACAACATTAGGAGATTTTTGGAAAATAATATCAGGAAACTTAAATTTAAAACCGCCCAATTCAGAGGAAGCAGGAGCACTAACAAATTCACCTTGTTTAATTAATACAGGTCTAGATAAAATATCTTTAATCGAATGCATTTTAGTTTCATCACCCATAGCAATCCATTGTAAATCTTTAGAAATCATAGGTTTGGAGTATTGTAAAAGCGTAGAGTCGTCAGCAAAAGTAGTTACTTGTTGCGTATCCAGGGTATCAGGGGAAAGATTATCTGTTATTGTAGTGACTTCTTGAGTTTACTAACTTATGAGGTTGAGTCAAACTTCTCATTTTAAAGCGCCGGAACAATAGCCTTTATTTATAGTGGCACACATTGATCAATAGACTGGAAGGTCTCCACTTACTCGAAGAGCAACCTCCCATCGGGCTTTGCTGCTTGTGTCGGACGGCGAATGACAACAAGCCCCTGGAGGAGGATTTAGGAGGCAGCACACAACCCTTGCATCTTCACAAGCACCGAGGTTCGGTATTCATAAAGAGTCAAGAGCTGCGGCTGTTGTCGCATAGTTGCACCAGCAACCTGAAATTTCGGGATCCATTCTCTGAACACTTCATCTGAATGCAAACTTAGCTCAAAAGCAGCAGTTTGCATGTTTTCACACGTTTTGTCTTCAATGTCGAGATCACCTCTCACCCAATTTATCATTTCCAAGATTGTGTCAAGAGCCAGAGGGGCGCGAAACAAACCACTCCTACCACGGAAGAATTTTCGTTTCAAGAAACTAATATCCTCTATGGCACGAAATGG